TGACCACTCAACGACCCAACTTGACCACCCATCGGCCTCATTTGTCCACCACCAGCCATATTAAGCCTCTTTTCTTTTAAAATTTGTCATCTTATTCATTTAATAATAACTATCACGTTCTCTGTCTATTTGCGCTCTTGACTCTGCTTGCCTAGCCATCTCTTTTTTCAAAGCAGAGCTTTGTGATTTACCAGCTCCACTACTTTTTGCTACGGCTTGTTGTGCTGGTGTTGGCATGGCTGGTTGTATCTGTGAAATCGTCGGTAAATTGTTTGCCAATGCTTTTTTGTAGGCTTCATCCGCAAGTTTTTTATTGTATGCAGTTTGGAAATCAACACCTTTTCCAAAGTCTAACGCGCTGACAACTTCTGCACCCATATTGGCGAGTGTACTTGGTATACCTGTCAGATTTGATATATTGCCTTTTATCAAAGAGCCGCCGTAAGAGCCTCCAACATTGTCTGGGCGCGGCAATAAATTTCCGCTTTCATCTTCATAAAACCCCTGCAAGAAACGACCATTTGATGGGTTATTAAAACTTGTTGGCGTAATATTTGTAATGTTTTTTATGCCATCCATCATACCCATATTAGCGACGCCCATCATATTCATGGCTATATCTTCCTGAGCAATTCTTTGAGCTTCTGATAAATTATTTCTTTGCTCAGATGTCATTGTATTGCCGATAGTGTCTGTTCTTGGGTTGTAGTTATCAGAAGATATAACGTCAGCTAAATCTTGCATTTCTTGCACGCCTAGCTTTGCCCCAAATGAATTATTCTTGGACATTTCATCTAATAATCTCTGGTAATTATCATCACTGCGAGATTTGCGCCTCATGGCAACCATATCTTGAACAGCAGGATCTACATTCATTCCACCTAAGTCACCTGACGGGGCTGGCTGTGTCGCCATAATTGGAGATCCATTTGCGTCGTATCCAATTACAACATTTCCAAACCCGCCATTTGGATTATTATAATACGAGCTGTTTGACCCATAATCAGTAGTGTTTGGCCTAAAACTTGGGTTTTGCCCTTGCATCTCCATAGCAACACCGCTTGCTGGGCTTGCTGAATAAGCGCCACTTGGATCAAATCCAGTGTATGGATTTACAAAAAAACTATCCAGTAATGCTTTTTGGTTTGGCCTAAAGTATCCTAATGTGTCCACTGCATCTTGGAACATTGGAGCTGACGAGTAACCTGTCACACCATTTGCGTAAGTTTGTGGCGCACCCATATTCCCCATAATATCTGTCGGGCTTCTCGGTGTAGCCATACCAAATGCGTCTGCTACATCAGCCGTATTTTGAAACGCCGCCTCTTGCAATGGAACAAATGATGCAACATCTGCGCCGTAAAATGGCGTAAAGCCAACCTGAGATATTGCGTCAGCCTTATCTAAGTTGCGACGCGCCGCCCCTTCAATATAGTCTGGTACTCGAATTTCTGATGTGGTTGAACCACCTTTTCCGCCTGACATTATGTTAGCTCCTTAATATACGACGAATGTAGCTGATCCCAGCCATGATCCGATAGTGGTTTTTTCCATCCAGCTCGACCCGTCATCGTCAGGGCTGAACACCCTTGAGCTTTTGCCCAATTAATTACATCAGTGTGCATATCCATTATTTGATCCAACTCGCCGCCGCCAAGAAATATATTTAATTGCTTTAATTTAGGATATACCACAATTTCTGACACGATGCACCCCCTCGGTGTAGGCCAAAGTTGCATTGTGCCAGACTTAATCCCTTCAACTACATGAATAAAATCGTGAGTACCGCCAGAATACTCTAATGCGGCTTCGATCCATTCCCTGCAATTTTCGATTAATTCATCAATTACCATGAACCACCTGTCAATGTTACGCGCTTCCAAATGTGAGCTGACCCATCGTGAGCCGCAGTGCATACATAAATATATGATGCATCCCAAGATATTAATCCAGCCTTATCTCCAGCTACACCCACACTAGATGCAGGAATTGCATTCTTTAATATAATTTCACGAAAAGCGCCTGATCTACTTATAATTGGGTATAGGTTTACCCTGTCCCACATAAGAGTTGCGTCATCTGCCGCATTCTCGTCACCATTTTGTTGAACCAATGCAGATCTAGTTTGTGATAAATGCTGGACAAGCCTTCGACCCCATGTGCGCCAATCATTGCCAATAACGTCTGGAGCTTTTTGTGGCTGTTCGCTCATCTCGCCCCACCAGATGTAACATTAAGTCTATTTATACCGACACGCCAATCACCTAATGAATTTGCGTCTATTCTTAATTTTACTTGCCTGCCTGTAAATCTTAATGAAGTTGGGTTAGACATGGAGAACGCCCCATATGATCTTTCAGTGCCATTCGGGTAAAACCTCGTCTTAAATGTAACTGTCACGTCACCCTGCGTCTTTTCATCTGGGATCATTTCTGTGACTGACATTACGCTCTCGCCAGTGCCTAGCGCAATTGATCCGCTTTCAGCAAATGGCGTAAGTGAGCCATAATCGAAGCCAACCTCATGCTCGTATAGTTTATTGTTTTCTGCGCTTGCCCATATTGGTTGGCGGAATGTACCCATATCATAACCAGCAGTTCTGCCTAGTTCGCCAATATACCAAGTATTCTCAACGTAATTATAAACGCAATATCTGTCATTTTCTACAGATGACCCAGATGGGTAGAACCAGAATATCTCGCCGTAAGTGCTGTTTGTTACTGCAAAAGTTTTTGATATTTGTGCGCGATTTATATCAGAGAATACATAATCTGATATTTCGCTTTCAATTTGCTGTACTGCGCCGCCAGCATACCCATAGAATGAGTGATTGCCCATCCAGAATGCACCCTGATCAACTGAAGCCACAGCCTCGTTTGCAACTAATCCGCAACTCGCTCCGACACGCTCAATACCATAGACATATGGTGCGCCAATATAATTAGCAGTGTGGGCGTCCATACTTGTCAGTATTAGCGTTTGGCCTTGCACTCGTATGCCAGCCATAATTCTGCCACTTGTGTTTAGCTCTAAATCACCAGCTTCATTTGTTGCGGCTGGCGTCCATGTGGAGCTATCTTCCCTGTCACACCATTGCACCTTACGTTGATTTCCGCCAGCGCCTAATGCGAACAAAAATCGCTCCTCAGTCACAACAATACCTTCATTGTTTGTCGGCGCATTTGACAATACTGCGGCTGGTGTAGAGTTATTTATTTGCCACTCGTAAATTTTTCCATCATCTTCATTGCACGCGACAAGGTATTCGCCCCATGTATCTAATGACCAAGTTGTTGCAGGCTGTATTCGCGCTGTATCTGGGCGAGCCACGCCATAAGCATATTGCCCAAAGTAACTGCCACCATACCCTGTAAATGCCTCGGCGTCTTCACGTCCAGAAGTTAATCCAACTGGTGTTATGTCGTGGCGCACACCCTGAGATGTCCAAGTATAAAGTTTGTTATATGTGCCGCCAGCAATGAAACGATCTTGATCATTAGCAATCCAAGTAATTAACCCACGAATTTTAGCATTAGCCGCCGTGTCTGATCTAGTACGCCAACCACCCATCGGGCGCATTGTGCCATCAACCCAGCGAATTAAATTGGCGTCACGCCAGCGCCCAGATGCCTGTAATTCAGTACCATTTCGGTAAATGCCAGCGGGGATGTCTAATGGTATTAGTGGCATATTTACCTCATTGGTCTAAGTTACTGTGACTATAACATATTTTTATGCTTATTAACAATATAGCCTTTAGGTTGGCTTTGTAGGCCAAGTAACTGTGTTAGGAAATCCAGCTTGTGCTGGTAAAATAAGTAAATCAGTTCGGTACTGTGTCCACTCTGCTTGTTTAGCGTCTGTTAGTTCAGCCCAGCGCAGAGGGTTAGTTACTATAGGGTCTACTTCTTCTACCAACTTTTGGTCACGTTCTGCTCTTAAACCAGCCGACAGTTCTGCATCTAGCTCTGCTTGAGTAGGTGCTACATACGCCGCATAGCTTGAACCAATAAGCCCAAGCAATACGTCGTTATCTACAGTAGTGTCTGTATCAACGGGGTCTAGTCCGTAAGGTATCCACCCAAACTCTGGATGGTTAATCTCTACTTCAAATGCTGTATTTTCTGTGTTTAGTGATTGTGCGTTACGCACCTCTGTTATTGTTACTTGTGGCATAACCGCCTCCTATTTTTATTGTTATTCATTAAGATACTCTGCAAAATAGTGTAGTACCAAATCGACTGTTTGCACCAGAACCAATACCCATAGACCGCCATGTTCCTGACAAGGCAGTACCACTGTAGTTATCGCCGTAAGCTTGTCTACTGTAAGGATAAGTACCTGTACCTGTAGCTCTAAGGTCACTTCCCGCGTAGGTTGAACCAAAACTAGTACCGCCGCCAACAGCATTTCTATATGCCCAACAATAACTACCAACAGTATCATGTGTTGTCGATGGTGTACCAGCCGCGCCTGTTGCGCCAGTTGCACCTTGCGAACCAGTTGCCCCCTGTGAACCTGTTGCACCTTGTGAACCTGTTGCACCTTGTGCGCCTGTTGCACCTTGTGCGCCAGCCGCGCCAGCCGCGCCTGTTGCGCCTTGTATCCCCTGTATACCTTGTGCGCCTGTTGCGCCAGTTGCACCTTGCAAAGCCGCGTTGGTAATAGTCTGCTTTTCCCATGTACCAGCCGATGCGTCATAGACGGGGATAAAGTCACCACCAACTGCATCTGTGCCTGTAGCTAATGCAGTTAAAGCCGCCTTTACATTTGTTACATCTGTTACATCTGCACTGGCCTCAATGCCGTTTAGTTTAGAATGGTCTGCATCCGTAAACACATTACTATCACTAGCCGCCTCAACTGCGGCGCGTATTTCTGCATTTGTTTGATCTGCTGTTGCGCCACTTTCAATTCCATCTAACTTAGTGCCATCCGCCGCAACATCACGACTATCAACAGTACCGCCAACTGTAATATTTCCAGTTGCGCTTATTGTTGTCCCTGCAATAGTTGACGCAGAGTTTGCACCAATTGGCGTTCCATCAATTGATCCAGAGTTAATATCAATACCAGTGACAGGCGTTGAGCCATCCAAAAGATTATCGATGTTATCTAAGTTGGTATTTATCTTTGTACCCCAAGTATCCTCGGATGCGCCGACCTCTGGCTTTACCAGACTGTATGTGGTTGTTGTAGTATCTGCCATGTTAAACTCCTATAGTTGGCCT